ATCAGAAAAATACATAAAATAAGAATAAAAGATAAAAGGGACTGTTGCAAATTCATAAAAAGTAAAAAATAGTTCGTGACTCACTTATTTTTTACTTTAGGTTTGAAATTTTAATTTTGCAACTGTCTCTTTTTTATTTATAAATCAAGTAATTATTTTCAAACAAAGACTTGACTTGCAAAAATAATCCGCACAACGCATTGTAAAATCGCTATAATTTTGAACAATAGTGATCGTCCAACCAGTAGGGGTGGCTATGTTGAATGCAAGCAATGAACAAATTGAAACGTTTAATGAGAAAGCGCCTGAAATTTTGGCGGATTTAGCAAAACACACAGAAGTAAAAATTAAAGAAAAAATCGCTGATATTGAGCCAAAACTCGCCCAGCAAATCAGCATTGAAGTGGCAAACCATATCGCACAATGCTGGGGCGGTGAGGTGATTTATATTCCACGAAACCTTGTTTTATTACTAAACGAACGCGACCGGAAGATTTTCAACGAATTCAACGGCACAAATCACCGTGAACTCGCACGGAAATACAACGTGTCAATGCAGTGGATTTATCAGATTGTGAAGAAAATCACAAAAGAAGAAATCGCAAGACGCCAGTTTGATATGTTCGGTAACTCATAACCGATAAAAATGACAAAAAACGTCCGAAAGGGCGTTTTTTATGAGCAAAATAAATTTTATTGGAGTATGATTTTGCCGAACCATTTATAACTTAAGGAAAAAACATGAAAAAACTACTATGTGCCTTTTTTGCTGGTGTGCTAGCTTGCTCATTGACCGCCTGTTCCGAAGATGAAGACCTAAATGCGCCAACGTACGAGGAAACTTCAGATGTGCAAGTAGCCCTTTATAAATTGCTTCCGGAAAATAGTGGTAAAGCAGCAAGTTGTCGAAGTAGAAAAGTTGGTGAACATTACTATCTCGCCTGTAACTATATCTCTGTGGGATCCGCACCATCATCGCTATATGTTTTCTATTACGACAAAGTAAAAGACCCGGTTAAACGCTTTTATGCGTTGAATGGTAAAGCCATGAGCCTATATGATGGACAGTTAAAAAATGAGCCGATTTTAGGCAACTATAAAGACAGTTTTGGTTTGCCTCTGCCGGAAAGTATTAATATGGGCGAAGTAATGAAAGAATTTGAATTTATGCGCAAATAACGTCTTTAAATCAATTTAAAATCAATAAAACGACATCCGTTTTAAACTCCTTTGTAGTCTTACAAAAGGAGTTTTTTTATGTCTTTATCCCTACCTATCACCAAAATTGTGATCCATTGCTCCGCTACTCGTAACGGCAAGCAACTCAGAACAGTTAATCAAACCGCCGCTCAGCGTATTAATGACTGGCACTCACAACGCGGCTTTAAACGTGACCAAATTTTAGCCAAAAAATTCAACCCGCACCTGCCTAATATTGGCTATCACTTTGTAATTGACACTGACGGCACGGTTGAAACAGGCCGAATGGTTGGTGAAGTTGGCGCGCACGTGAAAGGCCATAATCAACACTCACTAGGCATTTGTCTTGTTGGTGGTATTACCACAACTGGCAAAAACCATGGTGAATATACCGAAAAACAATGGCTCGCCTTGCACAAATTATTGCAAAAACTAGAGAGCGAACACCCCAGCGCCCGCATTTGTGGACATCGTGATTTGAGTCCAGACGTTAATGGCGACGGCACAATCACCCCGAATGAGTGGATTAAAGACTGTCCTTGCTTTGATGTTTGGACGTGGCTTGATTCCGAGCAAATTATCAACACAGAACACTTATATAAGGGGTGGTAAATGAGCGTTCCAACCTATTCAGCAAAGGCTAAAAAATCATTTTCACGCGGCTGGAAATCAAGCAATAACGCGCAACGCAACCGAGTTGTAAATAAAGGCATGACCGCCGCCACTGTTTTTTATGCACGTTGGAGACCATGATGGAACGAGAAGTACGTGGCATCACGCTGTTTTCAGTGTTATGGGAGATCATGATTTTTGGTGGCTTTATATCTGCCAATGAGCTTGCAATAAAGAACCTTGTTCAAGCCTATGAGTGGTTGTTTTACTTTTTTACAGCGATTTCGTTGTTGGCGCTTTTATGTGGTACTTCTTCTCTATACCAATATACAAGAGCCAAGTTTTATTGGGAAATGGTAACCAGCACTCTGCTGGGCTTAATGTTGGCCTATTACGGTTATTTTTTCTGCGCGAGTGTACTGACATTATGGGGGTATGTTTCAGCGCAACAAGATTATTTCAATAAGGAAACAGAAAATGGGAATGAAAGAACTGATCACCAACAATGATGGACGATTATCAACGACTGCGTTCATCCAGTTTTTTGGCGCGCTATTAATGGCCGGCGTACTGGTCTATACCGTATGGTTGGATCGTAGTTATGTGGGCGAATTGTTTACGACATTTGCTATTTTTTGCGGCGGTGGCGCGGCAACGAAAGGTTTCGCCAATGCAATGCAAAGCAGAAATAGCCAAGGGGGCGGGAATGATTAATCTTTATATTGTTGGGGCGGCTTTCGCCGTTTTGGCTGGTGTGTTTATCCATGGTCGCGTGCAAGCGGCCAAAATTCGCAAGCAACAAGAAGAGATCGAATTCGTAAAACGTGAAGCGGCCGCAGTCGCACAGGAGTTAGAAAATGCAAACACTGCAAAAAACATTACTGAAACTAACCGCACTTTGTCTAGCAAGTCTGTTGATGAGCAGCTGCAGTCAAAAGGTTATTTCCGTGAAGACTAGCGGATGTTCAGCATTCGGTCTTATTTATCCAAGCCGTAAAGATACAGAAGAAACCAAACGGCAGGTGCTTAATCATAACTTGACTTATGAAAAGATCTGCCAAAAGAAGGAACCTAAATAATGCTAGAAACACTGGAGTTTATCCAACGTCATTGGGCAATCGTTGTGGCGATTGGCGGGGCTGTGTGGACTTATTTTTGGTTGACCATGGACAGCAAATACGCGCGCAAAACCGATGTGTCAGACTTGCGCAAGGCGATTGAAAACAACGAAAAAAGCCTATCGGAAGTGAAAGGCGAATTAAGACATCTGCCAACTTCAAAAGAAGTTGCCGATTTGCGTTTATTAATGACGGAAATGAAAGGCAAAACCGACGTATTAAATACCAACATTGGCAGCCTTAACCATCAAGTGAAGTTGTTAATTGAAAAAGAGGTAAATAAAGAATGATGCGCCAAGATATTTTCACCAAAGATCAAAGATTGGTTATTCTGCGCTCGCTTGAAGAGTGTGGTTATGATGCCAATGAAAGCATTTTAAATGATTGCTTAGATATGTATGGCCACGATATTAGCCGAGACTTAGTGCGAAACCACCTGTTATGGCTTGAAGAGCAAGGCTTAATTACGCTGGCACGTTTAAACAACAATGGCAAAGATTTCTTCGTGGCTACTATCACACAGCGTGGGTTGGATGTGGCACAAGGTCGCGCTTTCGTGGACGGCGTAAAAAAGCCAAGTCCAAAGATTTAAACCCAATTTAAAGGAGGTTTAAATGACCGATAAAAATACACGCGGCCGTGCAAGCAAAGTGGACTTACTTCCACCTAATATCAAAACCCAACTGGCAATGATGTTGCGGGACAAACACCTTTCACAAGCGCAAATTCTTGAAGAAATCAACGACCTGATCCGTGATTGCGGGTTAGATGACAGCTATCAATTAAGCCGCACAGGCCTCAACCGTTACGCCAGCCGCATGGAACAAATGGCAAGCAAAATTCGCAACGCGCGGGAAGTCGCCGAAATTTGGACGAAACAATTCGGTGAAGCTCCGCAGAGTGATATTGGCAAGCTATTGATGGAAATTGTTAAGAACCTGGCGTTTGAAACGTCCATCGGTATGAGTGAAAACGGCCAGGCAGAACCAAAAGACCTTGCGTTATTATCGTCCGCCATTCAACGCTTAGAACAGGCTGAAAGTTTAAGTTTTAAACGTGAGCAAGCAATACGCCAGGAAACCATTAAGCGTGCCGCAGAAGCCGTAGAAGAAGTTGGGAAAGAACAAGGCGTGAGTCTTGAAGATGTGCAAAAAATGGTAAAAGCAGTTTATGGCATCGAATAAAACCGTTCTCTATAACTATCAAAAAAACTGGCTAAATGATAAAAGCCGGTTCAAGGTGGCTATGTTTGCTCGTCAGACGGGCAAAACCTTTACGACCACCTTTGAAATTGTGATGGATTGTTTAGCGGCAGAAGCTAAGGGTGAACGCACTCGCTGGGTGATTTTATCTCGCGGGGAACGCCAGGCAAAAGAAGCGATGAACGAAGGGGTAAAACGCCACCTTGAAGCGTTAGGCATGGTTTGTGAAGTATTGGAAGTGCCTTTTAATTCAACAATCAACGCGCTCGAAGTTGTTTTCCCTGGAGGCTCAAAAATCACCGCGCTCCCCGCTAACCCTGATACTGCCCGTGGTTTCTCAGCGAATGTATTCCTAGATGAGTTTGCCTTCCATGCGGATAGCCGCGAGATTTGGAAAGCATTATTCCCGGTAATCTCTGCTGGATGGAAATTGCGCGTGGTATCAACCCCAAACGGCAAGGGGAATAAGTTTTACGAATTAATGACTGATGTCAATAACACTGAATGGTCTCGCCACACGGTTGATATTTACCATGCGGTTGCTGACGGATTGCCGCGTGATGTTGAACAGCTTCGCCGTGGTTTAAATGATGAAGACGCTTGGGCGCAAGAATTTGAACTCAAATGGCTAGATGAAGCCAGCGCGTGGCTATCATACGACTTAATTGACGGTGTAGAACATCCGGACGCGGGCAAACCTGAACTCTATCAAGGCGGTGCTTGTTTTGTTGGGATGGATATTGCGGTGCGCAATGACTTAACGGTGATTTGGGTGGTTGAATTGGTAGGCGATGTGTATTGGACGCGAGAGATTGTGACATTAAAACGCGTGCAATTACGCCAACAACAAGAAGAATTAAACCGCATCATGCGCCAGTATCACGTAGTGGGCGGTAATCTCGACCAAACAGGCATGGGTGAAAAAATGGTCGAGGACGCGCAATATGAACACGGCAAGAGAATTCAAGGTGTCCTTTTTAACGTTTCCACAAAACTAAAAATGGCCACTATCGGTAAAACGGCATTTGAAGACCGCAAAATTCGCATCCCGCAAGGTGACGCAGATTTGCGAGAAGATTTACACAAGCTCAAAAAAATAACCGGCAGCAACGGCCAACCACGGTTTACAGCAGAAAGCGACAGCAACGGTCACGCCGACCGAACCTGGGCGTGCTTTTTAGCTTTAACAGCCGCAACGGAGGCGGTTATGCAACCGGTCAAGGCGTACAGCCGTAAACAACGAACAAGTCGTAAAATGACCCAAGGATATTAATTATGACAACAAAAAAACAAGATTTAATCGGCGTCATCGCTACCCGCGCGAAGGCTATCGACTTTTGGTCGTTTATGCACTACCTCCCAAACCCTGATCCTGTATTGAAGAAAATGGGGCGCGACATTTCAGTCTATCGCGAAATTTTGTCAGATAGCCATGTGGGCGGTTGTGTTCGCCGCCGTAAAGCCGCCATTAAAGGTTTAGAGTGGCGCATTACCCCAACTGGAAATGAAAAAACAGATGAAATCCTGGCCTCGCTTTTTGACCGTTTACCGGTAAATCAAATCATCAATCAAATTTTAGACGCCACCCTGTTCGGTTACCAGGCGCTTGAGGTAATGTGGGCAAGCGAGAACGGGTTATTACTCCCGACTGAAATAGTCGGAAAGCCACAAGAGTGGTTTGTATTTGATGAAGACAACCGTTTAATGCTGCGCACAAAAGAGAACCGCAATGGCGACATTGTGCCGGAAAAGAAATTTTTACTCGCAACCCAACAGGCCGACTACATGAACCCATACGGTCGCGCAGACCTAGCAATGTGTTTTTGGGCGGCTACCTTTAAGAAAGGCGGGTTCAAGTTTTGGTTAGAGTTTGCTGAAAAATACGGCTCGCCGTGGTTGGTAGGCAAATACCCAAGAAACGCTAACGCTCATGAAATTGATGAGTTGTTAGATAGCATGGAAAAAATGCTCGGCACAGCCGTGGCAGCTATCCCGGATGACAGCTCTATTGATATGCTTGAAAGCGGAAGTAAAGGCGGGTCATCACAAGTTTTTGATGATTTCTTGCGCTACTGTAAATCAGAAATCGCCATCGCATTATTAGGGCAAAATCAAACCACAGAAGCCGAAGCAAATCGTGCAAGCGCCACGGCTGGCTTAGAAGTGACCCGTGATATTCGCGATGATGATGCCCGCATGGTTGAAGGCGTGTTTAACCAATTATTAGCCTGGATTTGTGAGTTAAATTTCCACGTGGACATGCAGCCGACATTTGAGCTTTATGAACAGGAAAGCATTGATAAATTACAAGCCGAGCGTGACGAATTATTGGCGGGTTTAGGCGTGCAATTCACCGAACAATACATCATGCGAACCTATGGGTTTGAAGAAGGCGACATTGTAGTTACAGCACCTGAAAAAAGTGCGGTCAAAAATACGGCCGATTTCGCCGAGGCGATTCCTAAAACTATCGTGGAAACCATTGGGGAGCAGCTAGAAGTCGAAGGTGAGCCCTTTGTGGAAGAATGGCTGCAAACCATCCAGGATAAACTATCACAAGCAGAAAGCCTGGAAGATTTTCGCAACCAATTAGACAGTTTGATCCCTGAGTTGAGCTTTGCAGAATATGGCAAGGTGATGGCGTGGGCATCAACAACAGCACACTTTGCTGGCCGTCAATCCGTTGAAGATGAGCGTAAATAAAATGAGTAAATTCACTTTTGAAGAGCAGGTCAAATATTTTGAGAAGAAACTCAATTTGCCTACTAATAGCTATTTAGACGTGCTGGGTGAAGAACACGACTACTTTTTTATGGTGGCCGGCGCAAACCGTAATGAAGTGTTGACCGCATTTCGCGAAGCAGTAGACGATGCCATTGCAAATGGTGAAACCTTAGAGGGATTTCGCAAGCGTTTTGATGAAATCGTGGCAAATACTGGTTGGCAATATAACGGTGGGCGAAACTGGCGCACACGGATTATTTACGACACCAACGTTTATGGCGCATATAACCGGGGGCGCTTGGCGCAGCATTTGGATTTGGTCGATGTATTGCCTTATTGGGAATATCACCACCATGATAATGAACACCCGCGTGAGGAGCATATCGCGTTAGACGGCACAATTCTACCCGCTGCAGATCCGTTTTGGCGCTATTATTACCCTATCAAAGCATACGGCTGCCACTGCACGGTATCAGCGCACGATGCCGATGATTTAGCCGAAATGGGGCGGAAAGTGAGTCCATCACCTGAAATTGAGTGGGAAGAAAAACTGGTAGGCGTTCGCTCCGGCAATCCAAGAATAGTACGCGTGCCGAAAGGTTATGATGTAGGCTTCGCGCCTTATAACTTTGAGCGTTTAACTCAGTCTCGTGATGTTGATGTGGACAAGTTGTTATTGCAAAAAATGACAAATGCCGAGCCGCATTTAGCGAGCCTGTTAATTGATGACGTATTGAAGAACCCAAAAGCCATGGTGTTATTAAACGGCGCGATGAAAGAAATGGTCGATACAGTCAGCCAGCAAAAAGTCGCACGTGGCAATATGAAGTATGTGGGGGCAATTCCTGAACCAGTATTAACTAAACTCGATAATTTAGAAAAAGCCCCGCAGAGCGCGGTAATCGCAGTGCGTGATGAAGATGTGCTGCATGCATTACGCGATACCAAACAAGCCAAAGGCATTAGCTTGCCGGTGGAGTTTTGGGAACAGTTACCGGAAAAACTGCGCCACCCTAAAGCGATCTTATTGGACGACCAACAAAAACAACCGACCCTGTTATTTGTTTATGAAACCGAACAAGGCAAAGTGGCGGTTAAAATGGACTATGAAATTAAGCTAAAAGACGCGTTGAGCGGGAAGAAGCTACCGCATAAATTGAACATGGTCAGAACAGCAAGTCGTTTAGAAGATTTAAGCTCGCTAGGACGTTTTGAAGTGTTATATGGGGAGTTGTGATTATTGCGGTGGTTTGCCTGATTCGAACAGGATAATGCGGGCTTATGCCAGGCAACCTTTCCAGTAGGAAACCCCCACCGCAAATTCACTATACGCCCAGGCATTATTTTTATCAAGAGAAAATTATGTTAAAGATCACCATTAACGATAATCAAGCTATTCAGAAACTGACCAGCATTGCAAATCAATTAGAAAAGCCGCGTCAGCTGTATGGCTTGCTGGGTGAAACATTGAAAAAAATTCATGATGCCCGCTTTAAAGCTGAGATTGATCCAAAAGGTAATCGCTGGCAAGCGTTATCGCCACGCACAAAAGCGTTAAAAATGAAACGCGGGAAAAGCACAAAGATTTTACGTCAAGATGGTTACCTATCAGACAGAACCGCGTATAATTACGACAATGACCATGTTGAGTTTGGTAGTGACGCGAAATATGCGCGCCTACATCAATTCGGTGGAAACGCCGGACGTGGTCGTAAAGTTAAAATTCCCGCGCGCCCTTGGTTGGGTATCAACGAAAGTGACGGTCAAAAACTTCTGAAGAAATCCACCGCACTTTTACAACGACAAATTGACAAAAATCTAAAGTAAAAGCTAAAAATCAAAATAACGCCACAAATTCGCGCTGTGGCGTTTTAATTTAAAAATAATGTAATTTATCGTCTTAAAAAATTTAAACGCACTTAAACGCATTTAAACGCCTCTTAAACCGTTTTAGATTTGTAGGTTATGTGCATTTCACTTCAAACGGAATTTTCCCCCTTTTTATTCTTTCAATCACTTTAAAATCCAAACCTATCATTTTCTCCTATGCTAGCGGTATTCAAACGAGGATACCTTATGCAATTAATTGAGATTTTCAAAGCGGGCAAACGCACTGATGCAAATGGCTTAGAAGTGGAAATTACCACGGAAGATTTGCAGCAAGCGGTCAATGCCTACAACGTAAACTTTCATGAGTCCCCGGCGGTAATTGGCCATCCTAAACACAACGCCCCCGCGTATGGTTGGGTAAAACGCCTTGAATTAGACGGCGATGTATTAAAAGCCGAATTCGACCAGGTAGACCCTGAATTTGCCGAAATGGTAGATAAAGGGCGATTCAAAAAAGTCTCATCATCATTTTATTTAGCAGACAGCCCAAACAACCCTTGCCCTGGCAATTTGTATTTGCGCCATGTTGGATTTTTAGGTGCGATGCCGCCAGCGGTAAAAGGCCTACGCAACCCGGAATTTGCTGAAGACGAGCAAGGCGTGGTTGATTTTTCTGATTGGGCAGAAGCCAGCCTTTGGCGTCGCTTGCGCGATTGGTTTATTGGCACGCACGGCCAGGAAGAAGCTGATAAAGCCATCCCGGACTATCTCGTGTCAAGTGTGCAAGAAGAGTACATCCGAAACGAATATAAGCGTTACAACCAAACGGAAGTCGGCTCGCCTATTCCTAGTTTTAACGAACCCACTTTAGAACAACCTTCAGAACCACAAGGAGAACCTGAAATGACCCCTGAAGAAATTGAACAGCTCAAGGCAGAAAACCAACAGTTGAAAGCCGAAAAAGCTGAAGCAGCACTTAACCAAGCAAAAGCCGACAACGCCGACTTTGCCGAAGGTTTAGTAAAAGCGGGCAAATTAGCCCCGGTGGCAAAACAACAAGCCATTGATTTATTAAATCTCGGTTCAACAAGCGCAGCTGGCGGCGTGGTTGAATTCGGTGAAGGTGAAAGCCTACACGGAAAGATCAAGGCGTTTTTAGAAGCACAGCCCGCTATCGTTGAATTTAACGAAGTGGCTACCAAAGAAAATGCCACAACCGCAGAAGACGGCACGGTGGAATACGCCGAAGGCACAAGCGCTGAGTCCATTGATATGGATAAGAAAGTCCGCGCTTATATGAAAGAACACAATGTGGGCTACACAGCCGCATTTAACGCAATCACTCAATAAGGAGCAAATGCATGACTGATTTATCAAAACAACGCGTGGTTGACCCGGTATTAACCGAACTTGCGCAAGGTTATTACAACGGCAACATGATTTCCGAAGTGTTGTTCCCTATCGCAGAAGCTAAAAAAGAAGGTGGCAAAATCCCTACATTCGGTCGCTTAGCGTTCCGTTTACAAACCACAAAACGTGAGCTTCGTGCAGCATCAAATCGCTTAACGCCGGAAGACATTGGCTCATTGACCGTTGTTTTAGAAGAAAACGACATCGAATACCCAATCGACATTCGCGAAGTGAATGAAACCGAAGATGTTTATCCATTACGCCAATTTGCGACAGGTGTGACACAAGATGTCATCGTGCTTGGTCGTGAAAAAGCTTGTGCGGACTTAGCTTTAAACGAAGCTAATTACGAAACCACAAACAAAGTGACCTTAAGCGGCACGTCTCAATTTACCGACCCTAATTCAGACCCTATTGGTGTGATTAAAACCGGTATTCGTGCAATTAAACGTTCGACCGGTCGTAAACCGAACGTGTGCGCAATTTCTGGTGATGTATGGGAAGTATTAAGCGAACACCCGAAAGTGTTGGAAAAAATCAAATACGTGGCGACTGCCGTATTAACGCCGGAAGACTTTGCAAAATTAATCAAAGTAGATCGTGTTGTGGTTGGTGAAGCCGTGTACGAAGAAAGCGGTGAGTTGAAAGATATTTGGTCGAAAGCCATTGTGTTGGCTTATGTTGCGCCGCCATCAAAAGAGCAAAAACAAAACATCTACGAACCATCATTTGGTTATACCGTACGCCGCAAAAAAGGCTTATATGTAGATACTTACCCAGAAGTGGGTGGCAAAGTTGAAATCGTTCGCACGACCGATATCAATAAACCATACATCGTGGGTAAATCTGCGGGTTACTTAATCAAAGGTTGTATTTAACCCCTATTTGAACCGCATTTAAACGCGATTTAAGTGCGGTTAAATTTCAACTTATTTTAAGGGTGAATTATGTCAGATAAACAAAAAACGGCATTTTTGGTCGCAGCTGCGATGGCAATTTTGCACAACGGCAAGCGATATGAGCAAAACGATGTCATTGAACTTACCGAAGAAGAAGCCGACAAGCTCGCGATTTACATTACGCCGGCTGAAACTAACAGCGAGCAACGCGCACAAGCTGAACAAACAGCTAGCGATGAATTAACCGCAGCTGAACAGGTTGAAAGCGATGCAGAAGAAGCGGCTGCTGAAACGGCTGCGGAAGAGCCAGCCGAAGAAGCGGGCGAAACCACAAAATCAAACAAAGGTAAAGATAAGTAATGTACATCACGGCACAAGATTTAGAAGATGTAATGAGCGAAAGCACGCTAATCGCACTATCAAATGATACATCACGCGCGACTACCGCAAATCAGATGACATTGGATAAGGCTTGCGAATACGCCACGGAAACCGTGGACGGCTATTTGCGCTCGCGTTATGTCTTGCCATTAAATCAAGTGCCGACCTTGGTGCGTAATATTTGTTTACAAATCGCACGTCATTGGTTGTATTCCCGCCGCCCGGACGGTAAAGGATTCCCGGACAACGTCCGCGAAACCCATGCGCAAGCCTTGAAAGACCTGGAACGGATTCAAAACGGCAAACTGCATCTTGGCCTAACGGAAATCGGGAGCGCGACCGATGATAACTACCCAACCGCGCTGAAATTCAACACGCGCGCGCCACAGAAGCTCGATTTAACAGGATATTAATATGAGTGCAACGCTGCCGATTTTAGAAAGCATACAGCAACGGATAGCCGATAAAACGGACAAGTTTAGCATTGAGTTATTTCCTGATGATTTGGAGCACTACAATCTCACAGACGAATTCGGTGCTGTTTTAGTGCAATACGCCGGGTCGAAGTTTGAAAGCATCGACAGCGTGGATGTCATCCAGCAACGTCGAGTGGTGATGGTTGCGCTTACTGTGATTGCTCGAAGTCAGCATGACGACCACGGGGCAATCGAAATGTTAGACCAACTCCGCTTGGCAATAGTTGGGTTTAAACCAACTAACTGCACAGCGTGTAGTTTAGTGAGTGAAGAGTTTGGCGGCGAGTCAGACGGCCTTTGGCAGTATCAGCTTTTAGTGCAGACCGAAACATGGCAAGTAGAGCTTTGCGAACCAAGCAATTTACCTAAATTTACCACCCCCCCCCCTCGCCCCGCGGGGACACACAAACCCCAACAAAACAAC